AAGCTTCTCAAAAGCAGGATCAGAATTAACTACTTTAAGTCCAGTTCCACCAGTGGTTTTCCTGACAACGTATGACTTACCGCTGCCAGGGCCACCTGCTAGGAAAAATGCTTTAAATATGTTGGGGTCTTGAATACCTTCCTGTAGATCGTAATATGTTTTCATGTTTGTTCCTATTATCTACACCATGCCCGGCTAGTTGTAATATATATTTATCGTCATCTGAAAGTGGTTGAATTGTCATCTGTCTCTCCTGTTTCTGAAAGTTCATTTTCTTGATACGGTTTTTCATTGCAGCTTTTGCCATTTTTAATTTCCTTTGTTAATTTCAGATTTAAAGTTTAGGGCGTGTATTTTGAGATATAGTCCTCCTTATAGGTTAGGGTAAAAGTCTTCAAGTTTTTCAAAATAAATAGGTGTCTTTTTTGGTTTTGGTTCAAAATTATCTTCTGGGCCATCTAGTGTTTCTTCTAAAGAATCTTTTACAAGTGTCATATGAGTTTTGTGTTTCTTATCACCAAAATCAAAATCATGTCGTAATCTTTTTACAAGAAACATACCTTTATAAAATCTATCATTCTTTTCATTCTTAGTAGTTTTAAATGATGCATTATATGGCAAATCTAACTTTACAATATCACCAGCACTCACTACAGTATTTCCATGAGTTAATATATTCATTAATAAACCCTGTTCTAACTGCATCAGTTGTGACGTTCTGCGTTGTAACCAATCTTGTGCATTTGGTGGAGAAAATGGTGATGTATTATTTTCCGTAGTATGTTGAGCATCAGAACTCTCTGAAATAGAAGCAGATGTTACAAAGGTTCTAGCTGGAAAATCTTGCACAGTGTTTTTATTTTCATCAACCATAACATGGCTGTATATTGGAAATTCTTTTTTATTTTCTTGATGATATTTAGTTATATGATTCTCTTTATTAAAATTATCGAATATACCATAAGTATACTTTTTATATGATTTACTAAAAATATCATGTACGATTAGATTAGAGGCATAAACTCCAGTGGTGTAGTTAGTTAAACTATTGGCATTTTCTACGATTTCAAAATCAAGAACATTTCCTAATTCTTTTGATATATTTACAGCACCACCCTTTTCTATACTTGAACCATGAACAAATGTTGTATAGGTTTGGGTTGGACTTTGTGCATATAAGCTTGATAGACTTCTGAAGTGATAACCTTTTAATGTTTCAAAAAACAAATAGTTTGGGTTTGAAAAGAATTTTGATACTGCTTCTCTGGTTGCCATTTTTATTACATCAAATGGTCTTATGTTAGGAGCAACAATTCTTTTACTACCAGAAGTTGGTTCTACGTATATTTTTTTCCTACAATTAAGTTCACCCAACATAATTTTTACAATATCTGAGTAAGCACCTTTTAGTGAACGAGAGACTTTAGTTCTCTGATTACTCACTATTTCTGATGATGTGAAATTTAACAAATATACTTGTACGTTATTACCAGCTTCTATTCTACTTTCTAAAGAATTAACAATAAGTACATTTTCAGTAAAATCTATAATTTCTTCCTCTTGTGTGAGAGTTGGTGTACGTAGTTTAAGTTTTAGATATTCTTGACCGATAATTGGGCCCAATGAGGTTAAGGCAAAAGAATCTTGTAGTAATATGTCTCCTGATATAGCAGTCATACTTGTATCTTCAAAAATAGTTATATTAAGTATTGATGCTGATAAATCTATAACCTTACCAGAAGAGGTAATCATTTCTGCTTTAGCTAATTCAAAATCACCGACGGCTTTTAATCCTGCCATTATAACACACTTGCTCCTATAAGAGTTTCAAATTCTTGTACAAATTGTTCTATGTATGCTCCATCCAACAATCGTATTCTTCGTAGGGTATCTTGTCTTTCTATTTCAAATTCATAGTTTGTAATCGTAGTAAGGTCTGCTTCAGAATACCCTGTAGTATCTGTACCAATATCTATACTAATTGATGTATCACCAGAAGTTTGTGCTATCTCGTAATGATGTACTGCATTTATGTCTGTGTATTTGTCATTAACGAATGTATTAAACTGACCAAAATTCATAGGCCACTGATGATAACGATCTGTAATATTATTAACAAACAAAACTACCCAATGTAGTTGTGAGTCATCATAAAGTTTGTCTGCTATCATTTCTGGTGTTTCGCCTTCTTTAACATCATATGTGTCATAAAAAAGAGTGTTTGTTCTTACCTTTGTTCTCAAAGCAACACGTTTCAGTAAATTGGTTACAATTTTAAAATTGCCATCACCAACAGAATCATATACTATAAGTGGAAAGTTTGCAAAATACATTCTAGTAACCTTCCTTAATCATTTCTTTGCTCAATGTTTCTAATTCTACAAAACTTAATGTGATTGAACTTTTTTGTGGTGGCGGGCCATTGCCTTTCATAGAACTTGTTGGTTCATAAGCAGTATAACGATCTGCACCATATTGAACATCTACTTTTTGTAGAAAACAAGTTGATATTTTATTAATAAATCCGTTTATTTGATTCTGGTACATATATGTAATATCAAAAGTGTTTGGTATATTCATTTCTCTTCTTGTGGTTGGGTTCGAATATTCAGGCATCATATTTTCTTTAAATGTATATATAATTTTTTCTATTGTTCTAGCCTCATCAGCACTCTTTGGGATAAAAGCAAATGTGTATGTAAAACTTCTTCTACCAACGCCCTCAAACATCATTTCCATTCTAGGAGTAATAACCTTACCACTTTGAATTTGTTGTAAAGCTCTTGCGCCTGGAGCAAGAGTATCTAAACTTGCATTAAGTAAGTTTGTAATACCTTCTTTAGCACCACCACCTAATTTATCTTTAACAGCGGTTAATTTAGCAGTGAGATTACCATCTGCTCCCTTAAAAGCTTCTATTGCATCCTTACCCAACATTGCAAGTGTACCAATTTCTCCTTCTGTATATTTGACCTCATATTCAACTTGTACAGATGGAGGCATATATAAAGATATTGCTGCCTCAAGTCTAACTTTTGGTTTTTCTGCTAATATTGATCTACCGCTTGCACCTTTAGCAGCTGTCGGAGCAGCAGGTAAATTATTAGTAACCTTATCAGAATCTGCTACTTTATTTTTTGCTAGTTGTGCAATTGTTGCATCATCAGCATATGGATTATCTTCCATAATTTGTTGCATAACTGCACCGAAAGATTTCTTTGTTTTTGGTGAGGTTGCTTTGCCTGGCGTAAATTTATTGATATTGAATATTATAAAATGGCCTTGTTGTGGATCAGAATCAACATCTGATGGATATGACATAATACTTGTAGTAAACTTTCCTTTATTTGATATAGAATCAAGAGCAGAAGTAGCAGCTTCTCGAGCTGTACCAGCAAGAGAACCAACACCACTTCTAAGACCACCACTTATTGCTGAGTTTAATCTACCTGCTATTTGAGAACGGACGGCACCTGTAATACCTGTTAATACGGTCATGTCTAAATATCCTTATACACTCTACTGAAAGTATTTATACGTTATGTCATACAAAGGAAAATATAATCCTAGAAACCCACAAAAATATAAAGGCAATTCTCTCAACATAATCTATCGTTCTCTATGGGAACGTAAGTTTATGGTGTATTGTGATAATAGTAACTCTATACTTGAGTGGGGAAGTGAAGAGATCATCATACCCTATTTATCTCCTTGGGATGGTAGAATACACCGATACTTCCCAGATTTCTATATAAAAACTAAACAATCTGATGGGACTATTAAGAAATTCATTATTGAGGTAAAACCTAAGAAGCAATGCTCACCGCCAATAAAACAACCTAAAAGAAAAACTAGAAGATGGTATGGAGAGGTTAAGACTTGGGGAATCAATGAGGCAAAATGGAAACATGCAACTGCTTGGTGTAATAATAATGATATGGAGTTTAAAATATTAACAGAAGACCATCTTAACATTAAGTATAAATAGTTATATGGCACAGTCAAAATTTATACAAAGCGTTCTAGATGCAGCCAAGGGTAGACCTAAATCTACTCAATGGTACAAAGATAAGATCAAAGAGTTTGGTCAGCCAGGTGCATTGGATTTAATACGAGATGGTAAAAGAAATAATAAACCATTTATAGGCAAGTTGAATATGTTCTTCTATGATCCTAAGTTCAAGAAGACTCTTCCTTACTACGATACATTTCCTTTAGTATTGCCGTTAGAAGCATACTCTGATGGATTTCTAGGAATTAACTTTCATTATTTACCAATTCCACTAAGACTTAAATTATTAGATAGATTAGTTGATTACTCAAATAATACACAATTTGATGAGAGTACAAAACTAATTGTTGATTATAGAAAACTTAAAAAAATAAAACTAATTCAACCAACCATACACAAGTATTTGTCTGGACAAACAAAGTCGCAGTTTCGCAGAGTAGATGCAGATGAGTTTATGATAGCTGCACTATTACCTGTACAGAGATTTAAAAAGGCATCATCAAAAGAAGTATGGTCTGATTCTAGGGGAATGATCTAATGGCAGTAGCAAGTTTTTTAGAGGGTACAGCATTTGGTGTTTTGAATGATATACTTTCTGGGTTTCGTTCAAATGAAGGATATGCTTTACCAAATAGGTATGAAGTAATAATCCAACCTCCAGCAAAACTTGGCGGTGGTGGTCAAGAAAATATATTTAACAATTCAGAAAGAGGTGCTAACGTAAGAGACATATCTATGAGAGTAGAGAGTGTTGTGTTGCCTGGGCGAACATTAACAACAGCTCAAGAGGCAAATGTTTATGGGCCTGATAGAGAAATTGTTGAAGGTGTAACTTATGCAGATGAAATTGCAATAGATTTTCAAGCAAGTTCTGGTCTTGATGAAAGAGTATTTTTTGAAAATTGGCAGAAACAAGCCTTTAATGAAAAGACTTGGAACATAGGTTACTATAAAGATTATATTGGTTCTATGCAAATATATTTGTTAGATAGGCAAGATGTAAGACGTTATGGATTAAAACTTTGGGAAGTATTTCCTAAAACTATTACAGCAAATACTTTGACCGCAGCTGAAGCAACAGAAATTATTAAAACAAACGTATCATTTTCTTTTAGGTACTGGACAAACTTAGATCAAAATCAACAAGGCCCAGACATAATGGGTAGAATATTGGAAACTGTGGTAAACTCAGCAGAGAGAAATATTTCTAGAAACATACCTAGAATATTAAATAGATTATAATAAAGGATGAATAATTATGGCACTACCTAAACTACAATCTCAAGTATATGAACTTGAGCAACCATCAACTGGTGAGAAGATAAAATACCGGCCTTTCTTGGTTAAAGAACAAAAGACGTTAATGATAGCTTCTGAATCTGGAGATGAAGCACAAATACGTGATTCGTTAGCAGGAATTATTAATGGATGCACATTTGAAAAAGTAGACCCATTTACTATACCTATGTTTGATGTTGAATTTTTGTTTTTGAGGATTCGAGGTAAATCTGTAGGTGAGAAAATTGAATTAAATTTGTTGTGTCCAGATGATGGTGAGACTAGAGTTAAAACTTCTCTTAATTTAGAAGATGTTGGTGTGAATCAAAAATTAGGTCACACTAATGAAATTAATATAACTGATAAAATTAAAATCATAATGAACTACCCTACACTGAATGATATGGTAGGGATGGTTGGTGAGAAAGAAGCAGGATTTGATGAAGTTCTTGAAATGATGAAAAGATGTATTCATGAGGTTCATGATGGGGAAACTGTTCATAGTAAAATAGATATGTCTGAGTCTGACTTGAATGAGTTTATTGAAAGTCTTACAACTGAACAATTTCAAGGTTTGGCAGATTTCTTTGATACTATGCCTAAAATTGCACATTCTATTGAAGTCACTAATCCTAAAACTAAAAAGAAGGGTGAAGTAGTTATAGAGGGAATCCAAAGTTTTTTCGACTAGCCCTCTCTCATGATTCTGTTACTAATTATTATAAGACAAACTTTGCAATGATACAACATCATAATTGGAGCTTAACAGAACTAAACGATATGTTACCTTGGGAGAGGGAAGTTTATATAGGTTTGTTAATAGAACATTTAGAGGAACAAAAGAAGGAACAGGCTAAACAATAATGGAAATACCTACACCAAACGCCGCAGCAATGGAGATTACAGAACTTATTCTACCTTACATCGGTATGGTGGTGATCGTTGTGCTTGGATTCATGT